GGTGGGCCGCAAGGTGCATCCCTGGCTCCTTTACCCCGAGCTGGGGATTTTAATACAAGTCAGATTGTTATCCAGGATATAACCATGAACATCAAAAAGATCTTGATGGATGACAGTTTGCCACCAGACACAATGAGCGCCAGGTCAGCAACAGAGATTGCCCAGCGCCAACGTGAGTTGGCTACAAATCTGGGTTCTGCCTTTGGTCGATTGATGACAGAGATAATGATACCTCTGGTATCCAGAACCCTATACGTTCTTGATCGCCAGGGCTTTATTCGTATGCCTCTGAAGGTCAATGGTGTTCAAGTTAAGGTTGTGCCAGTGTCACCATTAGCAGAAGCGCCAAAAATGGAAGAGGTTAATCAGCTTCTTAATTTTATGCAGATTGCTAATGCAATGGGGCCAATGGGTCAGACATTATTGAATATATCAGAAATAGTAGATTTCATTGCTGAAAAAATGGGTATCGATGCTCGATTGCTTAATACACCAGATGAACAACAGGCAATGATGCAACAAATGCAGCAAGCTATGATGGCTGAACAACAGCCAGAAATGCCAACAGATGAAACTGTTGCTGGAGCTATGCAATGAGTTCGGCTGAAGGTTGGGAGGGATTATCTCAAGCAAAGCCGGAGCCGCAGAAAGCGGATGACTTAGATATATTATATGGAACATTATTTAAGTCACAGGAAGGCCAAAAGGTGCTAAGTCATTTGAGGCAGATAACAATAGAACAACCATCTTGGTTTCCTGGGGAAGATCCAAGTCAGGGCTACTTTCGAGAAGGTGCGGCTGATCTTGTCCGGTTAATTATCAAAAGGGTGGATAGGAGCGATAATGTCTGAAGAAACAGAAAACACAGAAGCCGTTGAAACACAGGAAGCAGAAGCGCCACTTATAAACGTAGACGCAAAAGAAGATGAACCACAAGCAGAGGCTCCTATGCCTGTGCATGAACAGCCAGAACAACAGGAAATGTCAGAAGATGATGGCGAACCTATTGATCGGCCTGATTACTATCCAGAGAAGTTTTGGGATGAAGATGGGCCAGATGTTGAAAAGCTTGCAAAGAGTTATGCAGAGCTGGAAAAAGCATTTAGATCCGGCAAGCATAAAGCACCGGAAGGTGATTACGATGTTTCGGATTTGGTTGATCGTGGCCTCGATCTGGAAGATCCGGCTGTTGCGGTATATCAAGACTGGGCTAAACAATATGGCGTTTCACAGAAAGCGTTTGAGGACTTGGCTGGTCAGATTTTGGAAATGAATGGCGAACAGGCCGAAGATATTGAGTACGATCGTAGAGCTGAAATGCAAAAGCTTGGCGCTAATGCCCAGGAAAAAATTAGTTTTCTCGAGCGTAACATTAAGGGAGCTGACCTAAACGAAGCAGAAAAAACAGCCCTAAGCTATAGCATAAACAATGCTGATAGCATCAATGCCTTAACCAAACTTATCCAGGGATACACGAATGAGAACATCCCGATCAAACCTGTCGTGGCAGAACCAGAAATGACAGTGACAGATCTTCAGCAAGCCATTGCAGATCCTCGATGGCAGACTGACGCTGTTTGGCGAACCAATATCGAAAAGAAATGGATGGCAGCTAACAACTAGATATTGTTGCAATGTAGGTTGTTTGCGTGTATATGTGGTGTAACTGCTTCGCGGCACTATGAGAACGCGAACAGGCGTTCAAGGAAACACAGTTAAGTTTCCAAAAATCGGCAAAGGCGTGGCAACGGTAAGGGTACCCCAGACCGATGTGACACCGTTAAACGTCACCTATAGCAATGTTCAGGCGACCATGTCTGACTTTATCGCTGCAGAGTACTCAGATATCTTTCATCAGTCTCATGTTAACTTTGATGAGCGTAGAGAGCTGGTCCAGGTTGTTTCCAAAGCAATAGCTAGACGTATGGATCAACTTTGCATCGATGCTCTTGATGCGGCTTCATCACCGTCAACGGTTGCAACTGGTATCGGTGGTTCTACTACCAATATGAATATTGCAAAACTTCGTGCGGCTGCTAAAGCTCTTAATGAGAAAAACGTACCAGCTGAAGGTCGTCATTTGTTGATGCACTCTTCTCAGCTTGATGCGTTGCTAGGTGAAACAGAGACAACTAGCTCAGATTTTGCCACCGTAAAGGCTCTTGTTCGTGGGGAAATCTCATCGTTCATGGGCTTTAATATAATCAGTATGGGTGATCGTGATGAGGGTGGTGTTCCTAAACCATCAACTCGTACATGTTTTGCATGGCACGAAAGCTCAATGGGTTATGCCGAAAGCATTTCGCAAAAGAGCGAAGTTAACTACATACCTGAAAAAACATCTTTCCTAGTTAGCTCCATGTTCTCAGCTGGAGCAATAGCGATCGATGATGATGGTATCGTAAAAATTTCATGTACTGAGTAAGGAGACTAACACATGGCTTTTTCAAGTACTGGTTTTGCAACCATCGGAGCATCTAAGAAAGGCAATTCGCCTTCTATATACTCCTACTCAACAACTGATGCGATTGCTGACGTAAATACTGAAGGATATTTTAACAGTATTCACGACAGCTTAGCCGTTGGAGATTTGATCTATTGTGTAACATCAACAGGAGGCACAGCTGTAGCTACTCTTGTTTATGTGCTTTCAATCACAGCTGCTGGAGTTGTAGACGTTAATGACGGAACAACATTAGCAAACACTGATAGTGACTAATTAAATATGGGGCTGGGCAACTGGCCCCATATACATATTGGAGGGTTATGATGGCCGTAGGCGATACAGATTTATCTATTTGCTCAGATGCTTTAATCTCGTTGGGGGCTTCGCCCCTTTCTTCGTTTACAGAGGGAACTGATGCAGCCCAAGCCTGCGATCGACTATACCCAGATTTAAAAAATACATTACTAAGTACATATGTTTGGTCTTGGACACTAGCTAAAATACAGCTGGCTAGATTATCAGCTGCACCAATAAACGAATGGAAATACGCTTATCAAATGCCAGGCGACCATCTAACTGGTGCATTAGCAGTATTTGAAACTGATGGCACAGCACAAAGATCTGTTCGTTATGGTTGGGAAATATATGGCGATCAGTTAGTTACCAATATGGAAACTGTTTTTATTGACTACCAGCAAACAATTACTGAGGCTAAGATGCCAAACTATTTTGTTCGCTTGTTGAGAACAGCACTAGCAGCTGAGTTAGCAATCGTTATTACAGACCAATCAACAAAAGCTGATTATTTTAGGGCGCTTGCTTATGGAGCTTCTACAGAAAATGGTCGGGGCGGTCTTATGCGTGAAGCCATGAATATCGATGCAAGAGGCCAATCAACACAAATTATTGAGGACTATTCTCTAATTCAAGTGAGGCAGTAAATGCGTGTTACTCAGTTTCAAACAAACTTTTCTGTTGGTGAACTAGATCCGTTATTACGAGCCAGAACAGATCTTTCACAGTATCAAAACGCCTTAGAAGAAGCGACAAATGTTATTATACAGCCTCAAGGTGGTCTAAAACGCAGAGATGGCTTAAAGTTTATTTATAACTTTGGCACAAGTTTTACAGATTTTAAACTCATACCTTTTGAGTTTAGCGTTACAGATAGTTTTCTTTTGGTGCTAGTTGTTGGCCGGATTTATGTATTTAAAGCTGGCGTTTTACAAACAAACATAAACTCATCAGGCAATGATTATATAGCTGCTTCAGATATTACAGCGGCTATGCTTGATGAATTAACTTTTACTCAGGCGGTTGATACACTTATCTTATGCCATGAAGATTTGCAGACAAAAAGACTTGTTAGAAACACAGATACAAACTGGACGTTAGAAAACTTACCCTTAACAAATGTTCCGCAATACCCTTATGCTTTAAGCACACACTCACCAAATTTCACAATTACCCCCAGCGCAGTATCAGGAAACATTACAATAACAGCTTCGAGCGTAACGACAGATACCGGAACTGCCCAGGCTGGGGGCGCTAGTACAATTACACTCAAATCTGCGTCTGCGTATTCGTCTGATGACCAGCCTAACGGAATGTCCGTTACGCTTACTTCCGGTACTGGGTCAGGACAATCTAGGTTTATTGATGATTATGTAGGCTCAACTAAAGTTGCTACAGTATATCCACCCTGGACTACAGCACCAGATAACACAACAGGATACAAGGTTGAGGCTTTCTCAGCGGCAAGCGTTAATGAATTTGCCCAGGTAGATACTACTTTTGGACGAGCCAGGTATGTAGAGTTTGTTAGCGCAACGGTGATGAAGGCAGTCACAGAGGTTCCGTTCTTTGATACGAGTGACGTTGTAGCTGGTAATTGGAAGAGTGAACATGGCTATGAGGATGTATGGAGCAACAATAGAGGCTGGCCAAAATCAGCCACGTTTCATGAAGGACGATTATATTTTGGTGGATCAAAGTCCAGGCCTAATACCATATGGGGATCAAGAGTTATTGATTTCTTTAACTTTGATCCTGGCACTGGATTAGATGATGAAAGCGTTGAAGCAACAATAAACACTAATCAGCTTAATAGTATTGTAAGCGTTATAGCTGGAGCTGATCTTAGAATATTTACCACTGGCGGTGAGTTTGTTGTTATTCAGTCAGAGGACTCTCCGGTTACGCCAGCAACTTTTCTTATCCGGCCACAAACAAGACTTGGCGCAAAGCCAGGCGTTCCAATAGAAGATCTTAATGGTGCGTCTGTATTTGTTCAAAGACAGGGTAAAGCCATAAACGCATTTCAATTTGGATCAGGTACAAACTCATACCAGGTGCAACAGATATCCGTTCTTTCTTCGCACCTTATAAAAAATCCTGTTGACCTGGCGGCTCGTAGATCAACATCAACCGATGAGGCAGATCGATTATTTATCGTCAATGGTGATGATGGATCTATGTCAGTGTACTCTATTCTGGTTGGACAAGAGGTTATAGCGCCCAGCTCGTTTACAACAAGCGGCAGTTTTATTGCCGTAGCCACAGAGATCTCTGATACTTTTTGTATTGTAAAGCGCACTGTCAATTCGGAAGTTAGATACTATTTAGAAAAATTTGACAAAGATGTAACCCTAGATAGCGCTAAGACAGGCACAGCAGCCGACTCAACAACGATGGATCATTTGCAAGGAGAGACCGTTGAAATTGTGCGTGATGGCGTTGTAGAGCCAACTCAGACGGTTCCAGCTTCTCCGTTTACAATTACGTTTAATAAAAATTCATTATCTACTTTTCAAGTAGGATTAGAATATACAGTCCAGGCAAAGACAATGCCAACCGAGCCAGTGTTAAGTTCTGGGTCGGTGCAAGGTGTAAAGAAACGTATTGTTCAAGTCGATGCCTTACTCAACGATACAAAAGATTTGGTAATTAACGGTAAGCAAATATCGTTTAGAAATTTTGGCGTAAGTGTTCTTGATACACCTATCCAGGCATTTACTGGATTGAAAACAGCGCATGGTATCTTAGGGTATAGTGCTACCGGACAAATAACATTAACTCAGAATGTTCCATTACCTATGACTGTATTAGGCTTGGAATATAAATTAAGTGTAGGAAACTAAAATGACTTCAGCATTAACCATTGGAATGTCAGTTGTTTCGGCAGCTGGAAAAATTAAAGCTGGTCGAGCTGAGAGAGACAGATATCGTCGAGAAGCAGATTTAATTGAGCTAAAGGGTCGAACAGAGGCCATAGCATATAAACAAAAGGGTGCTGACATATTAAGCAACCTAAACAATACTTTAGCGGCAATTATTGCAAGATCTGCGGCTGGTGGTGTTGATCCTACATCTGGATCAGCTGCGGTTTTGGCAACAGCTTCAACGGCTGATGGTATTACTGAAGCTAATATAGCCGCTGACAATGCTATACTTGCGGTCAACCAAGCTTCTGAGCAAGCAGATATTTATAGAAACGCTGGAGATACAGCTTATAAATCAGGGATTATGGGGGCTATCGGAACTATTGGCACAGGTGCATATAGATATGGGCAACTAACAGGTTAGGTGTAAAGATGGTTCTCCCAAGGTATCAAAAAACAGGAATACAGGTCAGACAGCCCTCTGGAATGGACTTTGCTGATGCACGAGAAGAGGCGCGGTTAGGAAGAACTATATCGGCCGAATTAGATAAAATGGGCGAGTTTGCATTTCGTGAGGGCGAAAAGCTTGCAATAAGAAGGGGTGAGGAGCGTGTAAGGCAAGAGGGCGCTGTTCCTGTTCTCACCGCTCTACAGCAACAAGAAGGTCCACGCACGATTGCAGAGCAAGCTGCTTTTGACGCCGCTAACAGAATTGCTGTTGTTGAGATAGAAACAGAAGCACGATCTGAAATGCGAAAGCTTGTTGCTGAAGCTGATGAAACAAATATGGAGATTTCTCTTTTTAATGACAAGATGAGTGATATTCAAGATGGTTATACTGCATCTTTGCAAGTTGTTGATCCGATAGCGGCTGGCGTTCTCAATGCAAGGCTTCAAGAGGACAATGTAACGTATTCAACAAAATACTCAGAGATTGTTACCACAAAAGCTAAAAATGCCTATACAGAAAAAACAACAGAAATATTGTTAGAGGGCGCACAAAAAATTTCAGATTTTGCGTTGACTGAAGGAGCTACTGAAGAAGGCATACGAAAGAAAGGTGAGCAACTTCTTGAAACAGCTTTGTTAAGAGGCACAGGCGATAAGAAAGCGCAAAAGCTTACTGATGAAGCTGTTAATAGGGCAATAAGAGAAAACCTTTTCTTTAGGTTTGAAAATGCAGACATTCTAGGGAAGCAAGCTATTATTGATGACTTGTCAGAAGCAGACACATATCTTGACATGGGATTTGAAGAAACCAAAACCTTTAAAGATAGATTTATAAGAGAGTTAAATTCAGAGATAAACACAGGCAAAGCTGCATTTACGAATGAATTAGATGACGCGATAACATACTATGTAAATACTGGTAAGGTTAAGCCAGGCTTTGAGATAGATGAAGATAAGCTCACAGCTCTTTATCTTGATGATCAGGACACGTTAGATGCGTTATTAAGGCAATGGGAAAACACCCAAGAAGATGCAAAAACATATGGCGCATTATCTTCTATGCCAACTGAAAAAGCGAATGAACTTTCACAGCAATTCTTTGAAGAAGCAAAAAACCCACCACCAGGCGCTACTGGTGCAGAAGCTGACATTTTAAAAAAAAGGGCAGAAGCTTTTCAAACAGCTTTAATTGCAAGGCAAGAGGCTTTACGAACTGATCCGGCCTCATACGTTACACAAACAAACAAGCAAGCTAAACAATTTACATCTGCGGTTTTTAAACATTTAGGCGAAGGTAATATAAATCTTGCGGCAAAGGGTCTTATTCGTCTCAACGAAACCTTAAATATTCAATATGATGTTATAGGCGTTCCTCAAAACGATAGAAGGTTGTTGTCAAAAGATGTGGCGCAACAAATGATACAAAGTATCCAAGCTATTGATGATGACGTGGAAATTGCAATAATTAAACAAATACAAGTCGGTCTTGGAGATTTGGCTCCTAGGTTTGCTGACGAGCTAAGAAAAAACGGTCTAGCACCAGAATATGTTGAAGCCCTTTTTACAGACGATTCAGGTTTACATTTAGAACTGGTGCAGCTGTCAAAATCTAAAGAAGCAGACCTAAAACCAAAAGGCGATAGAGTTGCTACTGACGCAGAAGGACTACTATTAGAAGGCGTAGCTGAGTATAGACTAGCATATTTAAGAGGTGGAGATAGTGGGGCATTAGAGCAATATAGTCAACAATATAGTGTTGCTAAAAAACTAATGTATAAATACATGACCTCCGATGGATTAGATGGTCAGGAGGCCTCCGCGCGAGTAATAAAAGAAATTTTTCCAGAGTTTGATAATATTGTAAACAGCAATAGTGGACGATTTATTGTTCCAAAACAATTTAAGGCTCAAGATATGGAAGCTCTAAGTAGTGGCCTTTTAAGCGAGCGCAAATTGCAAGAGATGGGTATTGAGGAATTACAAGTCGAAGATTATCCTAGCGATCTAAGTGAAGCTGTTTCTTTGGCGTCATTAGCGTCAAAAGGTGAGTGGGTAAACAATAGCACTGGAGACGGAATAGTTCTTCACTATCGAACAGATAGAGATAGGCTAATTCAAGTAAAGTTTAAATCAAATAATCAACCTGTAGATATTAAATTCAAAGATTTAGCAAATGTTAATACAACCATAACACAAGCAATTCAAGAAGCCTTACCTGTTATAGATAAAGATGAGCCTTCCGATAATAATATGTTACAGGCTCCAGTGCTGCCTAAACGAGAGGACTTTAATATATCAACCATAACCGAACAAGGTAATGAGGATAACTATAACCGAGCGCTAAAAATTTGGCATAAAGATTTTAAGCAATTTATGAAGGCAAATGATTTAGCCATGATTGATATAGACCCAAGAAACACAAATTCAGCTTACATCGCCGCAATGAAAGAAGCTGGCGTACTTTATTCTGAAATCGAAGATGCGTATGATATGAAAGATTATTTAGACCGCGTAGCATTTAAAGAAAAAAGAACAGCAGCTAAAGAAAAAAGAACATCAGATGATAGTAAATTAGACTTAGACCCTATGAAGTATATGAGAACGATAGATAAAGGTGCTTCTTCTACAAACCGTCAGGCTTATACACAGCATATAATAGAACGGCTTGGCAACCTCGAAGAACCTTTAAGTTATACTGAGTGGCTAAAAACCCAATGATGCGATCCAGAACCCTAGCAACAGAAAACAGAATACTTCGGCAGATAGCTGGAAATGAGTTATCTGTTGATCTAGGAACAGCTGTTGGTGCTGTCTTTGATATGCCCACTATGACATCTTTGTTATCAAATAAAATAGAACAAAATGTTGCAGATACAGATGCAAGGCGGCAAGTGTTCTTAGAGATGGATGCTGTTCTCCAAGAAGAAAAAAACGAAATAGAAAATCAGTTAGCTTCGGAAACAGATCCTCAAGAGTTAGACAGATTACGCACCAGGGCGACTGAAATACTTGAATTACTAGGAACACCAAAGACTGATAGGTTTCAAGAAAAAGCATTAGCTATTGGGGTATTCAAAACACCAGAAGAATTAAAAGAGATATTTGGCGAGATTATTAGTTTCGACCGAGCAATGTCAGAAGAAGAAGCTGACTTGCTGGTTCAAAACAAAAAAGAAGAAATGATTAGAGAGGCAATCATACAAGCTGGGCCGAAGGGTTTTGTTCCTGGCGCTGCTAAGTTTGCTGGTGGTATGGCTGCAATGGCAACAGATCCACTAGAGTTTGCCTCTATGTTTATTCCTATTGTTAGCGGCAGTAGTAGAGCAATATCACTAGCAAGATATGGAACAATACGAGGTAGTGCTGTTGTCGGTGCAAAAGAGGGTGCGTTTGGTGCAGCAATAACAGAGCCTTTTTATTATGGGTTATCAGCTAATCAACAGCTTGATTATACAATGTCAGAAGCTTTGTTTAATGTTGGCGCTGGCTTGTTTCTTGGTGGTGCTATTGGCGGTAGTATTGGCACTATTTTGGCAAGAAGTGTTAATGAAAAAGAAGTTATTGATATTGCTGAGTTTTCAGAAATTATAGAAGCAAGAAAGGCTGCTGAACCTATTTCTGAAGCAGAGGCTTTAGCTCGTGCAGATAAAATTGTTAAAAATCTACGAAAGGCAAACAATATAACAGGCGATAGTATAACTTATGATCTGGCTCTCAGACAATTCATAACAGATCAAAACATAACAGCTGAGATTATTGCGCCAAAAGCTATTGGAAAGCCCCCAACATTAAGTGAATTTATTAGATCAAAAGGCGGGATTAATGACAACAAGCCAACCTTTAGGGGTGAGCTAAGAAGCAGAGATATAAAAGCTCGCACTGGATACGTTAAAAAGAATGGAACATCTGTAAGTTTCATAAGTGATAATGCTTCAGACTTGGATCTTGATGATATGGCAGAGTTAGCTTTTGAGGCTGGCTATTTAGGCAATAGGCAAACTGATGAGCTGTTACAAAGAATAGAAGAAGATGTTGCTGGTAATTATTCGTTTTCTATGGCCGATCAAGAGCAAGCGGATCTTTGGAGGGCATACCATCGAGGTGCAAACGACTTTGAAAAAGAAACAGACTTTCGTAATGAAATTCGTCAGGAGCTTGAGGCGTCAGGTTATAAAAACATTCCTGATGATGAGGTGGCAGCAATAGCCGATCATATGGCTAGAACCGGACAAATGGCTGTTGATGCGGCTCACGATATATCAATTAAGGTCGAGGATGTTCGTCAGGAAATGCTTGCTCGTTCGGGCTTAGACCCAGAGGGCGAAAAGCTAGCAGACTTCTCTGCGTCAGAACGTGCTGATGATGTATCAGATGTAACGCCATATGATGAGATAATTGAAAGAGAAGCTGAGATTGTAGCGCAAGCCAGGGCATCAGGTGAGCTTACAGATGAGCAAATAAAAACATTAGATGAAATAGAAGAATTTGATAAAAGCCATGAGGCAAGGGTAGATGTTATTCGTGCTGGTATGGCCTGTGTAGTGAGGCGCTAATGTCAGTTTGTTTCAATGTAATGAAGAAAGCAAATGCAGATCGTCTAAATGATGATGAGCTTAAAGAATTATTAGCAGAGCTGCAAACAGAAAAGAAATCTAGGCAAGCAGCCAATCAATTGCAAAACTTGGAAAAAGCCGTTTTTACTCGCGGTGAGCTTATGATTAATGAAGCTGACGTTGCAAGAATGATTGAGAAGCGCAGTCGTTACCAAAATATAATTAAATTACAAAGAGCGCTTGCCTTAGCGGATCGTGCTGACAAAGCAACAGGAGATCCATCTCTGGGTTTTGAGGCATTGTTAGTTGGTGTTAACGCAAAGTTTGAAGGCGCACAAAAATCTGTTGACGCTCTTAATCAGGCTTTGATGGCTGAGTTTATGGGTGGGTTTATTGCTGATTTAAAAAAAGCAAAACTCAACACTCAATTTAACAATATGAAAAAAGATTTTGAAAAAGAGGTGGCTAGGGTTTTAGCAAATCTTAATCAAAAAAATCCTTTGCCTAATTCAAAAATTGACGCAAGTGAAGAAGCCATAGCGATGGGCGAGATTATGTTTAAATACCAGCGCCAAGCGTTTCAGCGAGAAAACATGGCCGGAGCCTTTATACGGCTTAAGGAAGGTCGTGTTGTTGGGGCAAGCCATGATATTCGCAGAATGACAAAAGGCGGCAAAGAGGCATGGGTAGAGCATATTAATAAAAAAATAAATTGGGAAAAAACAGCTGGTGGAGAGTTTTATCTTGATGAAAAAATTTCAGACAGAGAGCTTGTTAAAAAAGTTGCAAATGACAGAAAGGCTTTTCTTGAAAGATCTTATGATGCCATAACAACAGGCATAAGAACGGACACCGAAAGAACAGAAATATCTAAATCATTTAAGGGGCCGAGCAATCTAGCTAAACGTGAAAGCGCAAGCGCTTTGTTTACTTTTAAAAGTGCGGATGATTGGTATGAATATGACCAGCAGTTTGGCAGAGCTTCTTTGCGTGAGGCATTTATACAAGATATTAGCTCTTCGTTGCGATCAACAGCATTGATGGAGATGCTTGGGCCTAATCCGGAAGCAATGGTTGATCTTATTAAAAAGCGTCTTTTAGAAAAATATAAAAGTGACCCAACGAAAGTAAGAAAATTAAAAAGAGAGGCAGCCGCTATAAATTTTGAAGCTGCTTATAAAGAGGTATCTGGAGATGTAAACTTAGGATCTCACACCGGCATAGCAAGAACTTTTCATTTTATGAGGTCATGGCAAACAATGGCTAAGCTGGGTGGTGCGTTTATATCTGCTTTTTCTGATATTGCATTTATCGCAGCGAATAGATCGTATCAGGGGCGCTCAATGATGGATAGTTGGGGCGATGCTTTTAGCGCTGTATTTAAAGGCATGAATGCTGGTGAGATGCGTGAATTTGCAGATCGTCTAGGTGTTGGTATCGAGGGGCAGCTTGGAGATTTTATGAGCCGCTTCAATGCGTCTGATGATATACCAGGCCAAACATCAAAACTTATGTCAATGTTTTTTAAGCTTAATCTTTTGCAACCCTGGACGGAAAGTAACAAGCGCGGTGTTACGCTTATGATAGCTAACGATCTTGGTCGTGAGGCAAATAAGAGTTTTAACAAACTGCCCGATGATTTGCAGAGACTTCTCAGCATATATGATATTGATGCTGCTAAATGGAACAAAGCTCGTAAGGGCGCTAAGAAAGGTCCGGATGGCAGAACATATCTGATACCTGGTGAGATCGAAGATGTTTCATTACGTCAAAACTTTTTTGCATTGCTTGTGTCTGAGGCTGACAATGCTGTTCCTTCGCCTGGCGCAAGGGAAAGAGCAATACTAAGAAGGGGGTATCGTCCAGGAACCTTTGCTGGTGAAGGCATAAGGTTTTTAACACAGTTTAAATCTTTTGGTGTAACAGCTCTTACTAAACCGTTAGGGCGTCAGATTTATGGTTATGGGGCTTCGGGTTCTGTTCCAGTCGCTCTATTAAATCAGCTAAAGCGTGGGGTTGGCGCTAACATGGGATTGGTCAATGCTGTCGTGGGTACGACTGTTATGGGTTACTTCGTTATGCAGCTCAAAGAGGTTATGAAGGGTCGTGAGATGCGCCCACATTCCCCAGAAACTTTTTTAGCAGCCGCTTTGCAAGGCGGTGGTCTTGGAATATATGGAGACTTTCTATTTGGTGAAGCAAACAGGTATGGCGGTGGCACATTGCAAACGTTGTCTGGTCCATTTTTAAGTGAGGTTTCTGAGTTTAATGATTTTTTACAAAACTCAAGAGACGCTTTGCTTACCGGAGAGGGCGATACTCGTGCTGAATTGTTAAGACTTCTTAAACGCAATACACCTTTTGGTAATGTGTTTTACACCAAACAGGTTATGGATTATTTAATCTGGTATCAGCTTCAAGAGGCACTTAATCCTGGGTATCTTCGAAGGATGGAGAGGCGAGTGGAAAGAGAAAACGGTACAAAGTTTACTATTAGGCCATCAAGTATTATCGCAACAGGTGGTGGATTTAGGTAATAATATTGGAAAACAAAACAATATATGGTATAAGACAAACAAATCGAGGGATTATATAGATGGCCGATATTCAAATAAGTAATGTTGCAAGGCGTGTTCAGTTTACTGGAAACACGACAACTGGTCCTTTTGCGTTTACTTTTAATATCTTAGCCGACAGTGATTTGATTGTTATTAAGAACACAACGACACTAACACTAACAGCTGACTATACAGTATCAACAAATCCAAATGGCACCGGATCAGTTACTTTGGGTTCGGCGCTTGTGGCATCGGATATATTAACAATTATCGGTGGTAGAAACTTAGAGCGTACAACTGACTTTGTAACAGCTGGCGACTTACTTGCCTCGAGCCTGAACGAACAGCTTGATAGCCTGGTAATTATGGCTCAACAGCTTGACGAAAAAGTTGGTCGGGCAATCATAGTTAATGCTGGCGATGAGTCTGTAAGCCTGGAGATGCCGACAAAAGATAATCGTAAAGGAACGGTGTTAGCTTTCAACGCAACATCAGGAGCGCCAGAAGCTGGTCCAACAATAGCAGATGTATCAACTGTTGCAGCAATTACAACTGACATTACAGCCCTGGCTGACATCGAAGATGGCACAATAGCTACAGATGCTATATCAGGCCTGGCTGCAATAAAAACAAATGTCACAACGGTTGCTGATATTTCATCCAACGTAACTTCGGTTGCTAGTAACACCACAAACATCAACGCAGTTGCGGCTGATGCAACAGATATTGGAACAGTGGCCGGAGCAATTTCAAATGTAAATACTGTTGCTGGGATCTCAACCAGTGTAGCGGCTTGCGGCGGAATAAGCGCTGACATAACAACCGTTGCTAATGATGCAACAGATATAGGAAGTGTAGCGACCAACATAGCGAATATTAATTTGGTAGCTTCAAATATTAATTCAGGAGCATTAACTGCTATAAATGATTTTGGCAGTGTTGCTAAT